CATTTGTTCCAGTGCAGGTTTCTTTTACTCTATCTTTAACTACGAGCGCCATTGCCTCTGCTCCTTATAAAAAATTAAGCAAAAGTAATGTCTAAGTCACCTGCTGAAAAGATAAATTGATCGCCATTCTCGACAAATTTAGTTGCGCCTAGCTGTCCGTACAAAATTACGTTTCCTCCAGAAGAAGCATCTGCTAAAAACACACCAGATACATGACCCCATTCATTGCTTGCTGCAGTGAACGAAATATCATTCTCGTTATCTGTTAAGCCATTTGTTGAGCCAGCGCTCCAATTTGAATCACCCTTAACACTAACTCTGGCGTAAGAGCCTCCAGAAAGCTCATGAGTTAGAGTGCCAGCTTCTAGTTGTGCGGCATCATACTTGCCTACAAGACCTACATATATTGCACTTGGTGCTGAAAATGCTGTATCTCTTAAAATGTGGTCTATAAGTTTGTTTTCTAAATAATTTGACATAGCGGTCATATCAAAATACTCCTATTAGTTATAATGTTAATTGCTAGCCGTCGCTAGCATGTTTTATAGTACTATTATTCCAGCTTCAATTTTGTCTACATTAATATCGTCTACAAAAGGTCTTTCGTCAAGATTAACTCTTCCATCAACTTCTTTGTCTTGATTCCTAATGTCGTCAACATTAACGCCTAAATCCCAATAAGGAACCTGCCATTTTCTTCTAGCAACAATAATGTCATCGCCTGTAATGACTTCCTCGTGGCGCTCAGTAACAGTTCCTCCTGATAACTCTTGGATAATGCCCCCAGCATTGCCTCTGCAATTCATAGTGTAAAAGTGTCTTTTTTCGAGGGGAGTAAATTTCCAAGATGTATTGTCTTGTTTAAGGTTGTCGGAACCTGACTCGATGTCGTTCCAAATAACATCAAGATCTACAGGTCTAGACCCAGTATACCAAATTTCAGATCCGGTTGATCCAAAAATTCTATGGCGATTACTCTTTAAACTTCTAGAGATAAACTCATCTATCATAATTATTTCGCTATCAGCATTTGGGCTGTTGCTTATAACGTCTTGCTCTAACGTGAGAAGGTTTGTTCTTCTTGCTGAATTTGTATTTATTCTTTCAAGTTTATATAGACTAGAAACTTCCATATATTTCATTAACAGTGTATCATTATATCTCAGACCAGATACGGGGTCCATATCAAATTTATCTACATTGCAAATAACTTGAGCATTAGCCAATAATATTCTTTCATTGGAAAAAGCCTGAACAATGTCGCCATCTTTATATGATTTATCACCATCTGCGCTGCTTGTTTTTATCAATAGCTCCATTATATTCTCCTTTTGGTTACTTAGGACTACACTTATATACACAAAAATAATAAAAAAACCGCCCTATTATCTCTAACAGGACGGTTCTTATTAAACTTGAGCGTACAAGTATTAGAAGGAGCCAGCGAGAACTCTTCTATTGTCTAGTACACCAAAGCCAATTTCGGCCCAACCGTAGTAACCTTGACGCTGATGTCTGTGAAGAGCTTCGTCTTCATAAACTTCAACTTCTTTCTTCACTGGCATTACGAAGCTATCGCTAGAGGCTTGATCCAAGCCAACTACCAATTCAACATCGCCAGTAGCAAGAGAACCACCAAGATCACTATCAAAGTAATTTTGATATTCTTGGTTATCGCCCAACTCAAACAAGTCGTGCAGGTTAACTCCGAAGATGCTTGTCATTGGAGCTGCTCCGTCAGCTGCTACGTAAATTTCACGACGTGAAACTTCGTCAAGCTGATCGACACCCCAGTTGCGGATATCTTCGACGGCTTCTGGAGACAAGTACAGGTCAGTCAAACGACCATTAGCAGTAACGCTGTTACCACCGCCGTTACGACGCATAACTGTCTTCAACAGAGATACAAGACGCTTTGTAAACTGACCAGCAGCGGCGTCTGCATCGTAGACCAAAATGTTTCTATCAACAGCAGCGGCTAGCAAAGTGTGCCATCCGTCGTCGTTGATTTTCTTAACAAATGATGCTTCCAAAACTTGCATCGCGCGAGCAATAACGTTCCAGTTAGCTTCACGGGCATACTTCAGCAAGAAGTCAATCGAGCTGGTAATTCCGTAAGTGTTAACCATGACGTAATCGCCTTCGACGCTACGTTCTGGAATACGACCGTGGCCCGGATTAGTGTAAGCAATGTGCTCACTTTCTGTTCCCGGTGCAAGAAGGTCGAGTGGAAATTCAGGTGTAGCACCCGGCTCAAGTGGCATAGCTTCATAAATGGAAGTTACGACATCACCGAATAGGACACCTTTACGCAATGGTGTTTCCAAAGCCTTAGCGATTTCACGCTGGGCTTCGATAGCCACTGCTTTATCTGAACTACCGGACTGCTTTAGCAATGCGATAAATTCATCAGAAGGACGTTCTTTCATATTCATTAGATTTATCTCCTTAATAAGGCTTATACGTTGGTGTTAGGAAGGTCGATGTATACCTTAGCATAACCATCTTCGTCTTCAGTGGACAAAAATCGTCCCACAAGACGAGTAGAACCATCAGCGTCCGTGTCATCGCTAGACAGGTCAGTGATGGAAAGGTTTCCGCTATGAGCCAAGTATGCGGGAGAACCAGCACTAGGTGAAGTTCCCTCGATAGCATCAGTAACAACATAACCCTTACGAAGGATTGTAACTTTGCCACCCTTCTGTACTTCATCTTTATGTTGGTTAATATGTTGACGGGTTAGGTCAAGATTAACCATATCATTAAGCAGGATTCCAACAGGAACTTTGCCTGAAGGATTAGCTGCGTATGTAACCAAGGCAGCACCTTGATCCATAGCTGCACCAGAACCAGCAGTGCTAACAGAAGCGATACCGCCTCTAGTAGCTACTTCATTCATGAAGAAGCTGATGTCTGTGTCCAGTTCATTTCTATCTGATTTAAGAGCCATTATATATTTCTCCTTGTTAAATTACTTAAGGTTCGCAGTTGATTTAAGAAGAGAACCAAACCACTCGCTTGCGGTAGAACGAAGTTCTTCAGAGGAATCATCGTCAATAGCTTCTGCCATTGCAATATCTTCATCTTCTACAGCTTCTTCTAATTCTTCTGCTTGGGCTTCAGCTTCTGCTTCGTCCACTTCTTCTTCAAGAACTTCCACTTCAGCTTTCTTCTTCATCATCATAGCTGGAGCTTCTTTCTCTTCGTCTTTTTTATCCTTCTTTGCAAAAGGATTTTCTTTGTCATCTTTCTTTTCCGCTTTCTCTTCTTTCTTCATTGCTCCCTTTCTTTTAGTCATGGCAGCAACAACAAAATCGAAAGTTTCTTCGTCAAGATTTTCAAATTTAGCAATAGCCTCATCCAGTTCTTCACCTTCAAGACCTGCTTCGGTCAAAGCAGCAACTCTCTTTTCGAGCGCAGCAGCTTTTTCGATTTCAGCAACCTGAGCGATTGCTTCTTCTTTAGCAGCTTCAGAAGCCGCTAGAGCTTCCTCAAGTTCTTTAACTCTTGCTAGAGCTTCTTCTACCTGAGCTTGGACTTCGGCGATAGCCTGATCCTTAGCAGAAATAGTTTCTTCAAACTTTTGCAACTGACTTTCAATCGCTTCTGTCTTCTGAGCTTCCATTTCCTGCTTCATAGTTTCGTTGGCGGTTCGAGCTTCAGCTAGTTCAGCTTTGACTTCCTCCAACTGTTTCTGTAAAACATCGGACATTTTAGTCTCCTTTATTGATGAAACAGCAACTAGTTCACTATCATTTTCACTAAAACTTTTACTGTCATTTAAAATGACACTTCGAGGATTAGCAGGTTTAGAAACCAAGCCCTTGCCAGAGAAAGATATATTTCTTAATAATCTACCCACTGTATAACCCTCATACCTCCCTGTTCCTCCGTAAGCGCGAAGGTGCTTTGACAAAAATGCCGAAGCCTCTTCTCTTCTTACAATTTTGCTCGCACCCGTTTCATCTTTCAGTGCGTAATCAAAATTTGGGAACAGACATTCCATAGATACATACCATCTATTTCCTTCCTCAATCTCTTCTATTATATTATTCATTCTTTCTCGAAGTTCTGGATCGCTCCAAGACTTATATAGAACACCCTGTGTAATTATATTAAAGTCTTTTGGTGAACCAGCCTCTGCAAACGAAAGATCGCCATCTAAGCTGTTTCCTTCAAAATCAACAACGTAGTTGGCGGTTATGTGACCAATTATATCTTTTTCATTATGCATATAATTGAATTGTTTATCTTCTGGAGTAGAACGTGCTTCCCACATTTCTTGTGCGTCGAAAACATCATCGTTCTTATTCCAACCAGTACTGACTAGGACAGAACTTAAATAATATAGATCTATCTGTTCTTTATTCTCGGCTTGAGAATTCTCTAGACCTAAAAAATTAAGAGCCATCGCACGGTCTTCGTCATACTTACCGGCAGCAGTACTTAGTGTTGGGGCTTCAGAAATAACAGGAGAGCAATACGCAATTGTGGTATTGTTCTCGATCAATTCCTGAAGGCCATCTTTTATTTCTTGTGCATATGCTTTCATATAAAGTCTCCTTACATGATAATACACAAAAAAAGATTTTTATGTTTGTTTTTACCTAAAAACTAGGCGAACGACGCGAAGGTGGATGCGTAGATATACCTCATCTCGTCAATGCTTGGCTTTCTATCTTGAGTTTCAGAAAACTTATTAACGGCACTATCTACCTGAAGACTGAAAGATTCTGACGGCTTTGTATTTGAATCAATGATTTGCTTGATTACATCAGCGTCTATTTCCATGAATGGTTTTATGCCAGTAAGTATGCATAACTTTAGATGTTCTAGTTGATCAAACTCGGATTTGGTTAGGCTTCTAGCATTCTTCTTGTCAAAGTGCGCAAGAGCCATTGGTGTAACCAGCTCAGAAATTTTCTTCTGCGCTTCATATGCCCATAGCGTAGCCGCGACATTATCACTGCTTCTAGGAAGAACTCTCTTCTGTTTTCGTTTTTGTTCATCTCTAGAGTTAAAAGGTCTGCCACCTTCTGGGTTTTCAGGTTGCTCGTTATCATTGTCTTGAGGCGGACCAAGCTCGATACGCTCTGTTTGAGGCTCTTTTCTTTCTACTATTTCCTCTTCTGCAGGAGGAAGTCCAAGGCTCTCCAAATACATGTCCTTATCTAACACGTCTTTAGTCATAGCCAGTTTAGCCATATCCTGTTTATGTTGAGGATTATGGAAAGGACCAGCTTTCTTAGGTGCTCCCGGATCGTTTGTTCTAGTTCTTTCTTCTCTTCTCACTCTAATCTTCTCAATAGTAGGTAGCTCTCTAAATCTTTCGAGCAGCGTTTCTTGAGATATAATATCTCTATCAGCCAACTGAATGAGCAATTGTTTAGTTGCGGCTTCGTCAGACAGAACAATTGAATCAAAGTGAATTTCAGCAGGGAATCTAAAGCCCATAGCCTTTCTAATGATTTCAATCTCATGCCTCCACCATTGGCACAATATTTCTCTTCCGTACTCTAGTCTTTCAATAAGAGTTTTAAGGGAAACGTAATTATTGGTATATCCACCACTTGAGCTTGCGCCAGTAAGAGTCGGAGGGATACCAAGACCGGCATAAATACTTGTGAGAACTGGCTGATATTTTTCTGCACCCAAAAACTTATAAACTTGGGATTGACTTTCGGTAAATTTAAGCTCTGGACCCCACACCAAATCCATAGTACCACCACCAACGTTGCTTGCTAATATATCACGCAGCTTATTAATAGCGGCTTTAGTTGGTATAATTTTGTGATCTAAATCACCCACAGTCCAAAGTCTAACATTAGAGATGGCCCCATCCAAAGCGGCTAAATCTGCAAGCTTCATTTTTTCAAGCATGATGATATCATCAAGTATCGCATATATCATTGGGTTTGCCCAAAGAAGCCAATCATCCTTCTTATAATAGAAAAAACTAACATCATCAGGATCTAGTGGTATCTTTCTGTCTCCGTTTTGCAGTCTTTTTTGCAAGTCGTTCGGTAAAGTCTTGAATATATTTTTCTGCGTATTTGAGCTTTTTACTAAAGACTCGTAAGTATATTTTGAAAGATTTAGTAAGTATTCAGGCTTGCCAACTACTTGGCCCCCATAATTTTGAATATCAACGGCTAAAGGATTTAAAAAGTCGTATCTCCAAGGAACAACTCTTTTTTTGACCTTGATGCTTTCTATGTCTATGTCGTTGGCGGCAGACCTTCTCAGTTCTGCTTCCTTTTGTCTGTTAAGCCTTGCGCTCCTTCTTTTGACAACAACATTTCCAGTTCTATACAAATAATTCAAAAATCTTTCAGATCTATCGACACCATTTACTTGATTGAACCACTTTCGATAAAATTTTTCTATGGTTTTGTTTGGATGGACAAGAGTGAGACCTTGTGAAGCAAAATCACTCATCAAGTCAATGACATTTCTAATAATGCCGACCTTATCGTAAGCCTGCATACATTGTTTGATTATTCTTTTCTGACGATTAGAGACAGA